ACGGCAAGATCGTTGGCTTGCCAGATTCACTCCGTCGTCAACTGCTTTTCCAGCTGACGACGGAGCATGGCGTGTACAGCCTTGGGCGGTTTGCGCAGTGGCGCAACATACTGCTCGACGACGTCGTCAGCGATATCCACACCATCAAGCGGTTGATGACGACCGACCGCTACGAACTTAGAAAGGCAGCATCATGAAAAAGTACGGACATTACGCTCGCCTTTCGAAAGAGCTTCAGGCGTTCAAAGGCTGTCACAATCGCGTTCGCGATGGCAAATCGCCTTCGATCAGCTATGAAAGAAACCTGCGCGGCTTTCTTCATTGGCTCGCCGACATCGGGCCAATTCCGACTGACATGATCAAGCCGAGCGTCGGAAGAATTAATCACGACTTCGGCTACCAACCCGGCAACATGCAATGGGAAGAGCATCGCTTCAATTCCGTGAAGCGGCAAGGAACAAAATTTGCGCGCGAAACGTCGAACGTCGTCCAGCTTCGCGTTCTGAAATTTAAGAAAGGTTCGCCGGAACACTTGATGCATCAACGCACCGCGTCGTTGAAGCGTTGGAGCGATCCGAAACAACGCGATGCCGCGCGCAAGCGGATGATCGGCAACAAGAGAGGAGCGAAGAAATGAAAGTCACGTTAATCAACTATACGCAGGACGCAGAGAACATTCTGTTGTTCACCAAGAGCACTCGCCTGAACATGTCGCCTGCCGCGCTTGACGAGATACGCGCTTGGTCGCCCGAGAAAAAGGCGAAGGAGCTTGCTTACATGGCGAACACCATTCCAAGTTCCTGGGAGATGGTCGATTACATCTTCATGATCCAAGGTGTGAGCCGCGCCTTCACGCACCAGTTCGTCCGCAACCGTCACGGCAGCTACGCCCAGCAGTCGTTGCGCGTCGTCAACGTCGAGCAGGGCTACGAGTTCCTGATGCCGCAGCGGCTCAGCGCTCTGCAGCGCGAAGCCGTCAACAACGTCAACGCGAACATCCTCAAGACCTATGGCGAGTTGATCGCGAGCGACGCGGCGACGGAAGACGCGCGATCGATCCTTCCGACGAACGTCGCCACCAACATCGTCGCGAAGTTCAACCTGCGCACGATGAGCGAGCTGGCGAAGAGCCGGACGGGCGGCCGCACGCAGAGCGAGTACATCGACGTGATGAACGCGATGGCTGACGAAGTCATCAAGGCGCATCCCTGGGCAGAGCAATTTCTGTTTCCGAAAACGCGCGATCACTTCGCTGAGATCGAGGCGTTTGCGGAGCGTGAATATGCAGGCGACCTGATCAAGAAGGGCGAGCTGCTGAAGATCGTCGATGCGATGCGGAAGGCGAAGTAATATGGCAGGCCGCAGCGACCTCCATGACATACCTGTCAAGGTGCGTTGGCAGACTGATGCCGCGTGGTGCATCGCCAACCCTGAACCGGGCAAGCCGGACATCTGGCTGCCCAAGAGCCAATGCGAAATCGAACGCGGTGAAGCGCCGAACGAGGCGGACATACTCACCGCGCCTGAGTGGTTGCTCATCGAGAAGGGACTCGTCTGATGGCCAAGATCATACTCACCGATCGCACACTGACCGAGGCGGAAGTTGCCGAGATCGATCTGGCGCACACCTGCGGCCAGCCGTTGCCGCATGGCGCACGATACTCGTCATACAACGGGCAGGATGAAGCCGGTTCACCGCCGACCATCCTCGAAGAAATGGCCGCGACATACCGCGCACGTGCCGCCGTGTACGGCGACAGTTGGCAGAAGAACGGCAGACTGATGATGCTGCTCTTCCCCGATGGCGTGCCGCCGTTAAGCAGCGCGGCAGCGTTCACGCGCTGGCATCTGTTCGACCTCATCGTCATGAAGCTGATCCGCTTCGCCAACAGCGGCATGACGCACCAAGACAGCATCCACGATCTGGCGGTGTATGCCGCCATGCTCGAGAGCATGCTGCAGGCGAAGCAACCAACCTGAAGAAAGGGAAATGACATGACCGTAAGAATGAACGTGCTGCTCACTGGTGCAGCGTCTGGCCTTGGCGCGGCCATCAAGACCGCGCTGCAGGCTGCCGAGTTCAACGTCTTCAGCTTCGACATGGCTGACGGCCACGACGTCCGCGATCCGCAGGGCACGTATGGCGACTGCCCGATCAACATGCAGGTGTTGATCAACTGCGCTGGCGTCAACAAAACCAACTGGCTGGAGAACGTCAGCGACGCCGAGTGGGACGATGTGATGGACGTCAATGCCAAGGGCATCTTCAAGATGACCCAGTGGGCGCTGCCCGTCTTGAAGCGCAACCTTGGCACGGTGGTCAACATCGTGAGCAACGCGGCGCACATTCCCATGACGTGCTGCGCAGCCTACAACGCCAGCAAGGGCGCGGCGCACATACTCACGCTGCAACTGGCCCGCGAGCTGACGCGCAAGTACGGCATCACTGTCTTCGGCGTGGCACCCAACAAGATGGCAGGCACCGGCATCAGCAACGCTGTCGACGCTGCCACTGCCACGCAGCGCGGCTGGACCATGGAGCAGGTGCACGCGCACCAGCTTGCCGGGCTGCTGCCCGGTGTGGAAACACCGCCGCAGGCAGTGGCCGACTTCATCGCGTTCCTGCTGAGCAGCCGCGAGCGGCACCGCTACCTGAGCGGCGTCGTGCTGCCCTACGGCGCGTGACACGATGAACCGCATCATCAACCGGCTGATGCAGCACTGTGCATCAGCGCATGCGCGGGCGATCTGCGATCTGCTGTTCCGTGACACAACGGGCTGGCAGTTCGGGCGCAACCGCGTGGTGCACAACGGCGCGCAGATCTCGCTCTGGGTTGCCGGTGGCCTGCGCGGCCTGCGACTGGAACCCATCTTCATCGCGCGCAATGAACCGGGTCCTCCGCTGGTGCTGGACGCAGGCACCGACGCACGGCTCAGCTGGGTGGATCGCCGCTTGATCCACGCCATGCTGGGCCGCTGCAACCTGCTGGACCGCAAGAGCAACACCATCGTCAAGCGAGTGCAGGCTGCGCTCGTCCGTCAAGAAGGAGGCTGAATGCACATGCTTACCATCACAGTGAGTGGGCCGCGCGGCGCGGGGAAGTCCACTGTCGCACACCTGCTGACCAAGATGTTCCGCACGCTGGGCTGCCGCGTTGAGCTCAAGGAGAACGGCGAACCCGTTTACTCCGTCGACGAAACAGCCTTCGCCGCCGTGCGGGCCAACCGCCCATCCGTACTCATCACCACGAGGCAAGAATGAAACGTATCATCATCATCGCCATGCTGTTGGCCGCACCGGCAACAGCGCAGCAGACCAACCCACTGGCCACGGTGCCGGAGCATGGCCCGACGAAGTTCCAGTGGGTGCTCATCGAGGCGTGCGCGCAGAACGTGCAGCATCAGTTCCATCTGTACTGCCGCACATGGATGGACGCGCGCGAGATCGGGCGGCTTGATGCGCTGCGCGACCAAGGGAAGAAGTGATGCTCATCATCTACGACACCGAGACCACCGGGCTGGTGAAGCATCCAAGCGCACCACTGGCCAAGCAGCCGCGTGTGATTGAGTTCGGCGCGGCTGCGCTGTCGCTCAAGAACGGCAAGGTCATGGCCAAGTTCAAGCAGCTGATTGATCCCGGCATGCCCATCACGAAGGAGATCACCGAGATCACCGGCATCACCAGCGAGGACATGCAGGGTGCGCCGTCGTTCCCGGTGGCGTGGAAGGCCATCAGCAAGTTCCTCAAGCCCGCAACGGCGCTGCTTGCGCACAACGAACCGTTCGACAACGCGGTCCTCAGCTACGAGCTCCAGCGTGCCGAGCTGAAGTATGCGTGGCCGCGTGTGTACTGCACGATCGGTCTGTACCGGGAGCAGTGGGGCCGCGACATGAAGCTCACCGAGTTGTACGAGCACTTCGTGGGCAAGCCGCTGGACCAGAAGCACCGCGCACTGAGCGACGTGGAAGCGCTCGTGGAGATCATCCAGAAGAACGAGCTATGGAGGGCGCTGGCATGAACCGCTGGTATGCCGTGCGCTGCTGCTGCAACGGCGAGAAGCTGTATGGCTTCCTGAGCCTGCCGGAAGGACCGACTCGGCATGAGGTGCACATCGTCAGCGAGATGGCACGCATCATCGATGAAGAGATTGACAGAAGGGAAAAGAAATGATCCAGCTACGTGTGCGCACTGAGTACAGCTTTAAGAACGTGTACGGCCCGGTCAATGCCGTGGCCAACGCCTTGAAGGGCGCGAGCCATGCGGCGATCGTCGACCATGACACATGGGGCCACGTACCATGGGCCAAGGCGTGCAAGGCCGCAGGCATCAAGCCGATCTTCGGCTGCGAGTTGCCGGTGCCACAGCCCGACGGTCGCCGGCCGACATGCTGGGTCCTCGCGAAGGATACGCGTGCGCTCTACCGGATCAGCAGCGCTGCGCGCGTTGCCGGTGCAGACGTGCAAGTCCTGCTCCGCGCGGACGGCGGCAAGGGCCTGATCAGGTTTGCCGGTGCGGCCCTGACCGACCCGACGACGTTCGACTACGTGGACATCAATCCGGGCAGCCGCGTTGCGCAGCTTGCAGCGGTCAAGCTGGCCAAAGACACCGGCAAGCCGCTCGTCGTCACGAGCGACAACTACTACCCAACGCCAGCAGACCGCGCGGCCTTCTTGGCCATCGGTGGGCGCGAACGCAACACGCCGCAGCACATCATCCAGACAGACGCTGCCATGGCCGCAGCCATACCTGTGCTGTCTGCCGCGCAGTTGAAGAAGGCCATCGCACTCGGCAAGACCATTGCTGCGCAGTGCGCAACCACGCTGCCAACCGCCCCGATGATCAAGGTCGACGGCGATCTGCGCGCCGTGGTGGAGGCTGGCCGCAAGTCCCGGCTGAAGCGCGGCCACATTGGCAAGTGGACCAAGGTGTACGCCGACCGTCTTGAGCGTGAGTTGCAGGCCATCGAGGCCCGCGACTTCCAGAGCTACTTCCTCGTCGTCGCCGATCTGGTGCAATGGGCCAAGGCACGCATGCTCGTCGGGCCTGCGCGTGGCAGCAGCGCGGGCAGCTTGGTCTGCTACCTGACCGGCATCACCGAGATCGACCCCATCGTGCATGGCCTGCTGTTCGAGCGCTTCATCGACTTCACGCGCAAGGACCTGCCCGACATCGACATTGACTTCAACGACCAGAAGCGCGAAGCGCTGTACCCATACCTCGGCGAGAAGTACGGCATCAACAACGTGGCGCGCATCGGCAACATCAGCACGCTGAAAGCGCGTAGCTTGATGGGCAGCGTGTTCAACAGGCTGGGCATTCCGGCGCATGAGCGGTTCGACCTGCTCAACGTGCTCATCGAGTACAGCAGCGGCGACGTGCGCTACGGCAAGGGCATCGAGGACACGCTCAACAACACCGAAGTCGGCCGCAGGTTCAAGGCCAAGTATCCCGAGGCCATGGTCATCACGCAGGTGGAGAACCACGCCAGCCACACTGGCGTCCATGCGGCAGGCGTGATCGTCAGTATGGAACCCGTGACTGACTACTGCACCGTCGTCGATGGCGTGGCGCACATAAGCAAGCCAGACCTCGAGCCGCTCAACCTGCTGAAGATCGACGCGCTGGGCCTGCGCACCTTGGGCGTCATCGAGGATGCAGGCGTTACCAACGCCGAGGAACTATACGCCTTGAAGCTGGACGACCCGAAGGTGCTGCAGATTATCAACGACAAGAAGCTCAGCTCCATCTTCCAATTCGATGGCAATGCGCAGCGCATGGTCACAGCGCAGCTAGACGTGGACAGCTTCCGCACGATGGACCACATCACTGCGCTGGCGCGGCCCGGTCCACTCGGCTGCGGTGCGAGCGGCAGGTACATTGCGCGCAAGATGGGCCGCGAGCCCGTGACCACGCTGCACCCAATCCTCATGCCCATCCTCAAGGACACCTATGGCGTGGTGCTCTACCAGGAGCAGGTGATGCGCATCGTGCGCGACATTGGGAAGTTCAGCTGGGAGGACACGACGACCATCCGCAAGGCCATGAGCAGCCGCAAGGGCCAAGAGTTCTTTGACCAGAAGGGTGCGCAGTTCGTGGCCGGTGCGGAGGCGCAGAACATACCGGCCAAGACGGCGAAGGCCATCTGGAACGAGCTCTGCACCTTCGGCAACTGGGGCATGAACGCCAGCCACACCTGCAGCTATGCCGTCATCAGCTACTGGTGCGCGTGGATGAAGGCA